TGAAGTTCAACACCTAAAGGTGTAAATGTTGATGCCATAAATTATCTCCTATGCAGCGTCACTATAACTTGTATTTGATCCAGTTGCAACATCCGAATATGTATCATTCGATCCAGTTGAAACATTACTATAAGACGTATTTGAGCCAGTGTCAACATCGCCATATGCAAAGATATTTACAGTTCCAATATTAAATGTTGCAGATTGGCCAGTTAATCCAACCTGAATATCTACTAAAGATATTGATCCTACACTAGCACTAAATGATTGGCCTGTTAATCCTAAACCTTCTTCTACAGTTAAAGATCCGACAGCAGCTGTAGCGGACTGTCCTGTTGGTTGAGCTACAGCTCCACCTAATCCAATAATAGAACCTAAATTAAATTCAGCTGATACACCAGAAATTAAAGCTGTATCGTTTGGTATTGTTACTGTTCCTAAACTTACAGTGGCTGATTGACCTGTTAAATCTGCCTCTTGATTAGAGGATCCAATTGCAGTTCCTTGTTCAGAAGTTATTGATAGACCAGATGGTTGAACAGTATCGTTTGGTGCGATTGCAGTTCCTTGTGATGAAGTTAAACTAAGACCCGTTACACCAACAACCATATCAGCAACTGTTGGAGTTCCTAATACTGCTGTGATAGCACTTGAAGATAAACCTTGATGAACATCATCTACAGTTACAGAACCAATAGAAAAAGATGCTGACACACCTTCTATTATTACAGGATTAAATGCTTCACCTTGTGATGCTGTAAATGATTGACCTGTTAAAGTTAAAATTACATCAGGTATATCAACAGAGCCAATACTAGATGTTATAGAAAGACCAGAAGGTTGAGCAACAGCATCTTTTAATTCGTTCCACTCATCTTCGCCCCAGGACTTTGCACCCCAACCTGTTTTAAGAGTTACGTCTGCATTCCAATTGGCTTGGCCCCAGGTGAACCGTCCCCATCCTGAAGTCACCGACATGGTTGACCTCCTATGCTAATCTGATTATCGCGTTACTTGCGTCTGCTGTTGGAAATTCTATTTTAAAAGTTCCATTACTTGCTGTCTTGTCACCACCAAAAGCTATAATTGCTACAGCATCTGTTGTGCTTGAACCACCATTTGTTGTTGTGTTGTAGATCATAGCACCGTTTGCAGTGAAAGATGCAGATGAATAAGTTACATCTGAAAAATCTGTAAATGCAGTTGTTGAAGATAAAGATACACCAGAGTTTGTTAAAGTTGCTCCACCTGCAGAATAAGCAGAACCTGATGTATTTGTAATTTCTTCTGATGTTGAATAGTCTGTTGTAGCAGCACCTAAACTTGCACCACTATCAAATAATGCTAATTTAAAAGTGTGTCCACCTGATGATTCAAAACTGTGTTTTCCTTGTAAAAGCTCTTGTTTAAAGCTTGAACATATTGCTGATGTTATTGCCATAATTTAATCTCCTACGGGTTTGGTGAGGGTATTGGTATTCTAAGAGTTCCATCTGTATAGTCATCTCTTCTTCGTCTACCAACTTGCTCACTAGCAAACTTCTGTACCTCTTGTTTATATTTATTTTCATATAAAGTCAACATATCCATTGGACCTTTTAAAAAACCATATGCTTCCGATAAACAACAATATAATAACCCATTTGAGAAATTCATACTAATGTAATTAACATCATTATTTTCTAAAAGATCAGGCATTTTATTAAAGTGAACTCTAAATCTATAAGTTGTATTAGGAACCGGAGCAAAAGCTATACGACCTGATGTGGTATCAGACTCCCCTGTGCCTCCACCAAACATTGCATAATACTTAGGTTGACCTTGAGCTGCTGATGTTCCGGTTACATCTTGATATTCTTGTAGGTATGTGTAATCTTTTTTTTCTAACCATCTATTAGCTCCTGTAGTTTCGGACCCTGCTGTATTATAAACTTGTATACCTCTAACAAATAATGCACCTGCTGGAGCATTAATTGATTCTTGTCCAGCAACTAAATTACCTAATTGTTGTTTTCTATCAGCATCAATAGGCACGTCTCTAAAAATTCTATATTGAGCATTTAAAATAATATTTTCTAAAACAGAGTCTGTTAAAACATTTGAATCTGTTTCAGTATAACTTCTAATTTGTGTTTTTAATCCCGATGCACTTAATCCAGCCATTATTCAGTTTCTCCTTTATGCTTTAAACGTATCTTTTTTTGTTTTGCAGTTTCCTCATAGACTTCAAGATGTTCATCTTGCTCTGGACATGCACATTGTCTAATACCAAGTAATTTACAAATAAAAATTTTTAATTTTTTTATCATGGTGTTAGTGTAACTGGTCCTGCAGACACAGTTGGTCCTCCTGAGTCTTCTGTTATACTAGGAGTTGAACCTAGTGTAAACGTATATTTATTTGTTGTGGTTACTGTTATACTAAATCCTGAAGCATTTTCATAGGTAGTAAGAGCCACTCCTCCAGGACTACCTTGAACATTTCTAAATCTTACAGTATTACCAGTAGATCTTCCATGATTAGGCTCTGTTACAGTAATTGTTTGTGAAGATGCGGTTATAGAAAAAGGATTGTTTCCTAACATAGCAGCGACAGCTGGTTCTGTTCTATCTGGTCTTACATGTCTTAAAGATATAGAATCACCATTCATTGGTTTTGGTTCTAATTGTGGTTGTTTAGGTTCAAATTCTGATACATGAACAAATGATCCATTCCATTCTCTAACCATTTCTTTGTATGGAAATTCTAAACCAGATCTATCTGATATTGCTCTTGCGTATTTACCTGTTGCGTACTTTGCCATTATGATCCTGGGTAATATGCTTTTGGTGTTATATGAGTGCTAGATGCAGAACCGTCTTCTGCTAACGCTCTTGCAAATTCATCTTCGTAAACTAATTTTGTTTGTTGAACCATTTGTGGCATATATTTCATAGACAAATAATAAGCTAATCCTGATACCATACAAGGAACAAATCTAAATGGAACATCAGTTGCATTTGTATAATCACCTACATCTTGTATTCTTTTTATGTAATAAAAATGCATATCTTTAGATGCATTTGTAGAATCTGGTGTAGGATAAATATGTATTCTAACTTTATCTATAAATCTTTCTACCCAATATTGATTAGGTGTGCCTTTAGATAATTTGTTAGAAAATCCTGCATAAGTAGATCTATCTACTTTAGTCATAGGACTATCTGATTGTGTTGTTTGAGTTCTATTTGACCTTAACTGTGCTTCAAGGACATCGGACATTCCATGAACATTTGCTGGTGTAGACACCGCACTTGTTCCATCATCACTAGATCTAAAAAAGTCATAGTCTGATTGGCCTTCAATTAAATCCATGTTAAGTTCATCTACTTCCCAATAGTGAATACCTCTATTACCCCATTCTTGAAATAAGATATTTAGAGTTCTTCTAGCGTTTTTTAATTGATAACCAGCAACGTTTTGTTGTCCTATACGTTCAAAAGCCTCTTCTACTATTTCATCAATAGCAAAAGTTTTATCGAACGTTGCTGTTCCCGAAGTAGTATTAGCCATTTACTACGCTCCTGTAATTGTCATGGTAACACTTCCATCTGTACCAGATGTTTGTGTTAATGTTGCACAAACTCCGTTTTGAAAAAGTATACCAGAACCAGGTATGTAAACCTCTAATCCTTCTGTATCGTATTTATAAGTAGCTTTTAAATTACCAGATGCTGCATCTCCTGTTGCTGCCGCATCATGTAAAAGTAAAACTGAACCAGCTTCTCCTCTTCCTTGAATAGAAGTAACTCTTGTTCTTGCTCCTCTTAATAAAGATATAGAACCTGTATCTTTTTGTAAGGTTGTTTGATCTGAATCCATATTTTTCTCCTTAAAATTAAAATGTGGGGCCGAAGCCCCACACTAATTATCTATTAACTATCTGCAAAAGGTGTTGCTTCAGTACCTGTACCGATCAACACTGCTTCTACTAAATATACGTTGTCTTCAAGTGCAGTAATAGTAACTGTGCTACCTTTATCTCCACCTGTAGTTCCACCGTTCATGCTAATAACATCGTTAGTCGCTCCTGGTGCAAATGTATTATTTGTACCATCTGCAACATTAACAACTGTTGCGTGACCAACAAATTTGTCAGTTCCATCAGTTTTAATATCGCAATCTGAACAATCTGTACCTACAAAAAATTTGTAGACCGCACCTAATTGATTGTTTGCATTAGGATCATTGTCTCCAGCTGTTCCGCCTTTGCTATCTGCTTTAATTGTTGGAAGTGTGATTGCACCATCTGCATCATTTACTTTAATAACTTTACCTGCATGAGCAGCAAAAGTTAAAGTAGTTTCCGCTGTAATGTTTACAATCGAATCAGGTCCTGCAGTAACAAATCCTCTTAAAGATTTTACTGGTCCTGAAAATGTAGTTGTTGCCATAATTATCCTCCTAGTTTTCCGAACATAGTCTCTAGGCCGTCGACTGT